GAGGCCAGTATATGTGCTGTTGCCCCTGCGGGTACCGGCAGTCAGTTTTTGGCCGCTGACGACGACATACAGGATCTGAAGAGTTTCTTTTCTCGCCCCACGTAGATATCGCGGGGCAATTTGTCCTCTTCCGTTGGGTCTTTGTATGTTTTTGACGCCACTTGGAACAACTTTGTGAATGAGGTTCCCAACTGGGTTGCCCGTTTGCGGGGTGTTCGTGGTGTTCGTGGGGACTTGGTGTTTACGGTTGAGCATAATTGCAATCCTTTTCACCAGGGTTTGCTCGTGTCTGCTTTTCAGTATGGCGCTTCTCAATGGCGCCGTGTTGATAAGCCAGCTACTTGCACTCACTTGCCCCACGTTCGGCTGGATGTGTCACACAACACCCAGTCGCGTTTGGTTGTTCCCTTTCTCAACGAGTTTGAGTATTGGGGCAGCAGTCCGTCTGAGAATTTTCACTCTATGGGCACTTTTGGCCTTACACAGGTGCTTCCCACGCCAACTTTGGCTGGGTCTAACACACCTGTTTATAAGGTTTATATGCACATGGAGAATGTGCAGTTGTTTGGCCGTATGCCTTTGGTCGACACCACATTCATAGTTCCTCAGGCGGGTAATGCTAAGCCTGTCACTGGCAAGTCCAATGCGGAGGCTGAGCTTAAGGCCAACGGCCAGTTTTCTGGCATTTTGGCTACTGCTGCCACTTTGCCCACTGCCATTGGGAAGGCGTTTCCAAGTTTGAAGCCCTTTACTGGGCCTACTTCTTGGTTTCTTAACGCTGCCGCAAAAGCTGCTTCAGCCTTTGGCTTTTCTAAGCCGGTGGCCACGGCACCTGTTGTTCGGCAGGTACGCTTTCCCAATGTTAGTGAGCATGTGTGTGACATGGTTGCTCCAGCTACTGTTGTTGGGGGTTTCCAGTCTAATTCTGTTGCTGTTTCTGAGGCTTTGGGAGGTACTGATTTGGACGAGATGGCTTTTGACACCATTTTGACTCGATATTCTCAGATCTTCCGTGGTTCCATTTCCACAGCTGATGCCCACGCTACTGTTGAGTATTGCGGTAAGACTTGTCTTATGCATTATTGGTTCAGGGCACCTGCTGGCACAACGCCTGGCAATGTTGCCTTGCCGCGTGGCTCTGCCACTCAAGCCGCTGTCATTCCTAGTACGTTGCTCTTTGCTGCGCAGCATTTTAGGTATTGGCATGGTGGTCTGAAGTACAGAGTCACTTTTGCAAAGTCTAAGTTCCATACTGGCAGGGTGATGTTTACATTTATCCCTGATTACCAGCAGGTTTCTACCGCTTTGACTTATCAGGATGTGGGTTTTGCTGGTGGTCCAGTCCCAGGACTGTTCAACAGTGACCTGCAGCCTTCTCAGTATTCTATGGTGTTTGACCTTAAGGATGGTTCTGAGTTTGAGTTTGAGATTCCTTACATTGCGCCTTTGGCACATATTGGCATTAATGATGCCACAGGGTTTGTCTCTATGCAGATTATGGATCCGTTGGTGAACAATGGCGAATCAGCATCCACTATTGGCTTCATTGTTGAGGTGGCAGCTATGCCTGGATTCTATTTTGCTGGTTTGGGTGCACCTGGTCAGCCAGTCTGGCCAGATATAACTAATCCAGCAATAGAGTTCCAGTCAGGAGTTGGCGCCTCTAACATTGATGCCTCGCAGCATTCTGTGGGAGAGAAGTTTACTTCTTTCAAACAGTTGATTATGTGCATGTCCACTAGGCGTTATACCCGTAGCGACGGTACAATTGCCACTGGTGTGGTGCCTTATTGGACTTGCACTCCTGCTTGGGGTGATGGCACGACATTGGTTGCCAATGGATCTCGTGTTTGGGCCATGCCACGTAGTGGCATGATTGCGCAGTGTTATGCTTATGG